GAAGTTGGACGTACCGAAGTTAGTTGTAGTGCCTACGGGACGGAACTGTGCAGAAGTAGCTGACTGCTGCCCTGCTGAGCGGAGTGCATTAGCTTGTGTCTGAGCAGCTTCTTTGTTGACTTGCTGTTGTTGAAGACCTCCGCCAGAGGCCAGCAAGAAAGGCAACAACTGAGAGAACATACCTTGAGACTGGTCTTGCTGTGTCTGCCCCGGAGTGTTGTTAATGATAATAGGCTGTGGCCCCGTCATAGAGCCACCAGTACCGTAACCCCCACTTTGTGAAGGCATAAAGCTGTTAGCGTAGTTGGGTTGAGACCCTCCCGATGAGCCCATAGCGCCACCTAAAGCGCTGCTGATTAAAGGTGCGTAGTTGCCTGTAGCAACAGAGGTTATAGCACCAATAGGGTTATTAGCAATACCTTGCAAAGCATTACCAGCAATATTGCCAACGCCTCCTACAACGTCACCTACAAGATCGCCAACACCGCCGAGAACACTTTTAAAAAAACCCATATTATTTTCCCCCTGCTACACGCTTAGAAGCGTAGATAAAGCCCTTTGAGCCGTCGTTTAACATAATCTGTCCTTTTGATTGCCAATTAAATGTTTTAGCAAATTTAGTAAGTTTATGGTTATCTTCTTTGATGAGGGCCATGAGCGGTACGCCAACTAAATCTTCGAGCTTAGATAAATCTGCTTGATATCTCTTCTTTACATCTGCTGTCCACTTTATGATGTCTGTGTAAAACCAGAGATGATTATTGGAAAGCTCCAGATACATGACATATTCGTCACGTAAAACAACTGGAACCTTACATTGTGCCATTAGAGATTACATTGCCAATAACGGTGAAGTTACCTGAGCTATCAATTTTAGCTACGCTAGTGCCACTCACTTGGATGTACAAGACGCCTGAAGTCTCTACAAAGCCAAAGTTAGTGAAGTCACCATCAGCCTTAGTTGCGATAGCTGTGGCAATATTGTCGAACTCAGTGTTGATCTCAGTACCACGTACAATCTTGGCTGAGTTACCAGAGGACAGGCTATCTTTAGCTGCGAAGTTAACGCTTTTTGTATAATTACTCATGATGATAAAATCTTTCCGTTCTTAGCTAGAATCTCTACCTTTTGAATGCTCAAAGGTGAGCCGTTAATATAAGCGTCAAAACCTGTTTGTACTACTTTACCTGAGCCTGTAGGATAAGCTTTCAGAACTGAGAGAGCTTGACCACTAGAGTATTCAAATCCGTAATTGTATTCGCTTTCCCCGTAGTAAGCAATAGTGTTAGTAGGGATAGTTACGTTTTGAGGGTAGAAGTTACCTGTAAAGTCGTAAGCCCACTTAATTGTCAAGGCTTGTCCGTTACCGCCAATAACAGTTACCAAGATAGCTTTTAGAATGGAAGTAACTGAGGGAGCACCGAAGTCAGTGTGGTTAGTGTGATACTGCATCTGATAAGTAGAAGCATCATCTAAATATCCAGAGTAAGAACCTACGTAACCAGCTTTCCCCAACAACAGAGTACCGTCTTGCTTAGCACAGAAGCTTCTAGGCTCAATAGAGTCCCATGTTGTTACCCTTGCTGCGCCATCTTGTAACTGAGCCTTAGTGTCAAAGCAATAGACTTGCTTAGCGACAGGTAGAGACAACAAATAGAAAGCATCGAGAGGGGAGTGTACAGCTTTGATGTCAGCAGCTACTTCAGCGCCCAAGTAAGAGATTAAGTCGTTACGGACGTTCTTACTAAGCTCACGCAAAGGAGCTGACTTCTCTTGAATAGTTCGCTGTAAGCTACGTACACCGGTTTGAGACAAGAAGATAATGTCTGAACCAGTGTTAGCAATACTATCTCTAGCAATACAACCAATACCTGTGATCACATCGTGGAGCAAGAAGGTGGAAGCTGAGGGATCAGTAGCACCTGAGTAGACAAGAATGCTGTTCTTACCAAAGACAAACAGGAAGCCGTTGTGAGCGCCTAAGCCAACTACAACATCGCCACCTTTAGGCCACACAGTTGTGGTGTCCAAAGTGCCTGCTAAGCCTGCTGCCCAATCAAAAGGCTGCTTAGTATCACACCACTGGATAGTTACTTTGTCTGTAGCAGTGCCTACGTTCCACAAACGACCATAAGCACTGATAACCTCGTTAGCTAGTTGCACAGTACCTGCGTAGCTAGTCATCTCAGAGATACGGCGATATTGAGTTGTAGAGGTTGAGGGGTTGAACTCTAGTGGATCGTAACCTTCCTGAAACAAGTAAAGGCCTCCACCAAGGGAAGCCATTTTCCAGTTATCTGCTGTAATCGTAGGAGCTGTACCACCGCCACCGTAAGTAAGCTCAGTGAGCGTAGAGCCTACCAACTTGTACAACTTGTTGTTACCTGCACAGATAGTGTAGCTAGTGCCGTCTACTGTGATCAGTTCACCGATAGATTTGACGTTAGCTGTGCTCAAAGTACCTGAAGAGCTATTAACCCTTGTCCACCCTTTACGAGCACCGATACGACCAAACTGGTCAATAACGCAATTAGTAGCTGTTAAAGCAAAGCCTGAGACTAGATCAAGAGATGAGTCCTGAGTGTTCAACCCGTAAAAGCCGGGAGCGTTAATAGCGTAAGCTTGTATTTGCTGAGACATTATACTGGACGCCACATTTCATTTTCAGGAGACCGAGCAAGCTCAATAGCGATAGCGTCAGCCAAAGCTTTCTTGCCAATTGCGTAGGCCTCTGAGCTACTCAATCCACCGTCTTCACCACGTTCAACCAAAGCCAATGCCTTAGCAATCAAGACAATAGGATCTTTAGGGAGCTTAGTTGTATCGCCATCATTAACGAAGTCTTCTTCTGGCACGATCAAGCTAAAACGAATGTTATTGACACCTACTGGAATAGGGTAAAACATCGCTTGACTGTCACCGTTGGTGTCTACACCATTGAAGGCATATTCACTAGGGTCTGCATTCTGAGGGTTAGCTGTACTGAATACACGGCGCTCAATAGCGTCAACAGTGGTAGGAATCAGTGAACCGTAGTCAGTGATGTCAAGAACGTTGGTAACTTTAAACTTAGTACCTGCACCAGTCAAGCTGTAACCTGTGTATTGACTAGCTACAGTAGGAACTGTAATAGAGGTGTTAAAGGCATCCCAATCGTAGGCATCAGCAATCTCACGCTTGGCATCGTTGACGAACTTGCCGACAAGCAAGCTCATTGTGTTCTGATTGACAGAAGTAACAGTAGGCTCACGAAGACGTCCTAAGACGTCATTCACCAAGGTAAGATAAGAAGGTAATGCCATACTTACTTCTTTTTAGCCTTGTTCTTCATGGTACGCTGACCACGTTGAGGCATCTTAGACTCTTTGATAGGCTTAGCCATGTCTTTGGCAGGCTTCTTGGTGCTAGGGGTTTTAGTTGACATATACATACAGTACCTTATTATTTAAAGAATCTACCAACAAAGAATGTGATAAAACCGCCGATTAACGAGGCAATAGTCATACCCATCCAGAAACCACCTTTAGACTTGTTAGCAAGCTCTAAAAGGCATTTAACATCTTTACGTAAGTCGGACACTTCACCTTGCAAAGACTGTACTTGAGCTTCTAGCTTACCAAACTCACGAGCTGAAACGTCTTCCATGATTAGTGAACCTCAGCAGCTTCAGTCTTCTTGGCAGGACGACCAGCCTTTTTAGGCACTTCGGGAGCAACTTCAACAGGACTTGTTTCTACTCGAACATAGCCGGTATTGTCCTTCATGGAGTCAATATCGACTTGATGAATAAAGGTAACTGTGTTACCGCTGATAAGACATTTAAAGGTAGCTGACATGGTAGTGTTAGTCCAAGTGTAGATAGACCAAAGGAGCCTCCCTTTGAGCGCTTGTGACGCTTTGAGGAAGCCCCTTCAGTCTATTTACTCTTAAGCTGGTACAGCCAAGGCAACGCTCGAATAGTCACGCAACTCAGCAACACCGTACAGAGTGTCAGCAGTAAACAGAGTACCGAGGTATTCTTGTTTGTACTGAGTCTGTGAACGGATACCAACTTGCTCGACCAACACGAAGGCATCTTTGTGAGCCATCAGTGCGATACGGGCCGCTTGAGCTGTACCCGAACCATCGTTAGCGTCGTTAGCAGTGTCAGCGTTGGTAGACACGTACACTTTAACGCCGTACACATCACCGATTTCACCATTACGGATAGTGTTGCTTGCACCTTGTTCACCCACGAAAGCTTGCTCAGTGAAGCGAGCCAAGCCCATCAGGGTGTTACGTGTCGATGGGGGCACGATGAAGAAACGACCGTCCATAGGCACATCAGAGTCATCCAAGCGCTGGATAGAACGACGAATTGCAGCGTCAGTCAAAGCAGCTTGGTTGTCAGTGGTGTAGTCGTAAGCTGTAGAGCCGTCAGAGCCGATGAAAGCGCCTGCGTAACGGGCACCAGCGCCGCCTTGAGACAAACGACCCAAGCGAATCAGATCGGTGTCCACTTGCTTAGCCAAGGCGTAACCAGCATCATCTGTGTAGAATGAACGCAGGCTCGACAGAGCTTGAGCTTCGACAATGTCTTCAATCATGCGGCTATATTCATAGTGCTTGTTGATAGACACGTTAACTTCAGTTTCAGTTGCAGCAATCAAGGTAACTTGAGTCGATGCAGCCTTGACAGAAGCAGAGCCACGGGTAGGGCTAGGAATGTGAACTGTGTCACCTTTCTTACCCTTGAAGCTCATTTTCTTGACGAGGTTAGCAGCAACCAAGTTCTTCTTATAAGCAGCTACAATTTCATCACTCCAAATTTCTGGAATGAACGTTGCTGCGGTGGTGACTGTGACGTGATTAGTTCCGAGACCCATTTTAAATACTCCTAGTATTACAATTAATTAAAAACATTTGTTACCGTACTCGCCCATCAGCGTAAGCAGCCCTGATTTCAGGCTCCAAAGCTTCGTAACGGATCCGGATC